GGCTGTAGCTTTCGCTACTTCAGCTTTTAGCTTATCTGCAAACTCTGCTTCTATTTGAGCACGTATATCAGATGTTGTTGGAACAGCAACTGTTTCAACTTCTCCTCCTGCTTCTATAAATGCCTCTTCTGCTACATTGTCTGCTTTCGCCTGCTCTACGGCCTTCTGTACTGTTTCTGTCTTTGCATTATGAGCAAACTTAAGTCCCAGGGCTTTCGCCTCTTCAAGTAACTTTTGTCTATCTGTCATTGTAATTCCTTTTGTTTTGTTTGGTTTATTGAGTTATGTACTCACACGAGCCAACCCGAAGGTTGGTTCTAGTGATTACACTATTTCGTACAATTTGCCCTCTTCGGCCCAGTTATAACGAGTTCCCTCATTAACACCATCGTCAGCAGTTGTGTCACCAGCGGTTCCATCATCTGTCTTAACATCTTCCCAAGCAGGGTTATTTTGGATTGTCACACCCTCTTTAGCAGCGATTGCTAGTTTGAATGCATCCGTATGAAGGTCATCAATCTCAGTCTCAACAACTGAACCATCTACTGTACCTTTTGGAGAAACCAAGAATACAAATCTTTCCATCATATTAGCTCTGTTTTTTAGAACTACAAAGTCCTGATCTAGTGAAGTATTTGTAAGTGCTCTTACTTTAATTTTACTTGTTGCCATGATTGGCTCCTTTTATGCTAATTTTTTTAAGATTGGTGTGCCAGCAGCGGCTAAAGCTTTAACTGTACCAAGTGCAAGCACTCCAATACTGTCATTCTTATCAGCCATTGTTGCATCAACCAATCTATAAATGTTGTTAGTCTTAGTATCATAAATGATATCAAACTTACCTAATGTTCCGTTAATAAATTCATCTTCGCTTTGAACGAAAATTACATTCAATGAACTAGGAACAATCTTATGTGTCTTCTCATCAGTAGAACCAACTTTTGGTGTTACTGCTGGAGTAGTTGGAGTAGTTGCTGCTGGTGTAGGCTTTACTGGTGCAGGAGCATCAGATGCTTCTTCAACTACTTCTACTACAGGTTCTTTTTTCTTCTTTGCCATTATAGACTCCTTTATATGAAGACGACATTTCTGCCGTCCTTAGCTTATACTTCAGCTACCACTTTGTAAAGTGAAATCCACTCAGGGCGTAATGCCATGAAGCCATAATACCACTTAATAGAATAGAAGCCTGTCTCACCATAAGGGTCAAGTGAATTCACGTTACCAGATGGAGCTTTGTGATTGATAGTCCATTTAACTTTTTTACCATTAGTTTGGAAACCAATAGTTGTAAATGATCCAGAACCAACAGTAAGCATAGGGAAGATATCGTACTTACCAGCAGTAGCTCTGTATCCTGCATTTGCAGCAGTTTCAGCTTTACCTTTACCAGCCCAGTGGAACATCTCAGGAACAAGAATGAATCTGAATTGATCAATTGCACCAATCTCACCTTTAGCAAGTGTACCTGCTGCAGCATATTGTCTAGCATCTATAAATGCTTTTTCACCATGAAGGTCTTTCATACGTCTAAGTGTTGGAATCATTTCTGAACCAATGTAGATATATCTAGCACCATCAATAGTTTTAGTATCTGTAAGTCTTGAACCAGTGATTAACTTAGTGTTTTTAGGCGCTTTGTTATCATCAAGTGTGATTCCCATTTTCATGATACCTTCGTAAGTAGGTACAGAGATAACATCTCCAGATTCACCTGTTACTTCAGTATCCATAGTTGCAGCTCCACCATAACGGATAACACCAGCAGCATTTAAAAGGTCAACTTGAAGTTGTGCTTCAGTGATCTCATTTGCTCCACGAGTTGTTTCACGTCTAATGTGCATTTGCAATTGTGGATCCGTATCAAAGTCTAATGACTCTTGGTTGTACTCATCAAAGAAACCGAACTTAGAAAGTGTACCTTCTACTTCAACTCTTTTGAATCCAACTCTGTTCACACGACCACCGTGCTCAGTAAGCGTTGGAAGTTTACCAACGATAGAACCAATATCTTTAGAAGAACCATAAAGGTTTCCGTTAGCGATAGTTGCACCAGTTGCATCAATACCTTGATCGTTGATATTTCTATCATCTAGTAGAGGCAAGTATAGGTATTGCTTGATTTTTTTACCGTGATGTTTAGGCATACTCTTAGTATCAGCAAGCTGACCAAAGTACTGCTCTTTAACAATTTCGATAAGTGCTTTCTTGTCGTAGTAGTACGTATTAATCTGTGAACCGATTGAACTGTTCGTACCGTCACCGTAGATTCTCTCTGAATCGTTAGTCTCTGTGTTGAATGCACCAGAACTAGCAGGTCCTGCTAATGATCGTGATGCTGCGATTGAAAAATGTTTCATTTTAGTTTCCTTACTATATTAGTTGATCGCCAAACTTTTTTTCGAAGTCGTCATCTGACATCTCCATTATTTGAAGCGGATCATATTGTTTATTATTAGTCTTGCTTGATGCTCTGTTTCCAGACATCCCGCGCTTTGCACTATTGCTAGACTTATTGCTTTGCTTGCGTCGTGGTTTAGTTTCTTGTTGTACAGCCTGTTGAGCTTGAGGTGATGTTTCAGATACAGTCTTAATGTATAATTCAATATCACTCATTCCTTGTGGAACCATCCTCATATCTTTTAGGTACTGTACTTCCTTCATAACTTCATCATAGACTCCGCTATTGATGTCATCATTTAGTGCAACAATATAACTAGGATTATCAGAAATTACCTCTCTCGACATAGGATCCATTTCCCTAGTCATTACATCAAGTGTTCTCTGTTGTGATGGTGAACCTTCAATGGAATTCAATGCTTCTTCTATCTCGACTTCTTTATTAGACATCATGTGGTTCTGAGGTTGGTAATTCCTACCTTCTTCAATAACCTCTTCGTCTGCTAAGTCTAGCGGGTCTACATCAGACTCTGCTATCAATCGCTTCAGTGCATCTTTATTTCCCTTCTCTACCTCAAGTAGTAAATTAAGTCTATCGGACTTAGATGGATCAAGTAAGCCTTCTCTTTCGAGTGTCTTAAGTGTATTCATGTGTGGTCTCATTGACTGCATTTTCTTGTTGTAGTCGATACCCATTTCAATAAAATTTCTTGCATGCTCAGGGTTTCTAATTTGAACTTCTCTACCAGATGCCTTTATAGGTTTACCATATAGGAGGTTAAACGCCTCATTATAGCGGGCTTCATCTGCTTGTTGTTCATCTTCGTTAGGTTGAGTATTTTCAGTCTCATCGTCTTCTTTAGTTTGCTCAGAACCATCATCACCTGCAGTATCATCTGGTTCGTCTTCATTTACTTCGTCTTCGGATTCATCTTTATCATCATCGCCTAAAGTATCCTCTTCATCATCCTCTTCGTTTGCTTCCGCAAAATCATCAGGAGATAGTTTTTCAAACTCTTCATCACTCATAGAGAGGGCATTTGATTCCTCTCCCTCATCTAGTTCTTCTTCTTCTTCTTTTTCTTCTGCACCAGAAGAAGACATAACATTTAATGACATTGCAGCTACTATACTGAATTCAATCTGTTTCATGTTACTCTCCTTCTGCTTCTGTACGAAGTGACTCAAGCTCTGCTTCAGAATTTTCTATTTGTCTTTGCATTTGCCTTCCCATAGCTCTGATACCTAGAATGTATTGTCTAAAAGACGATACTGCTCTTAGGTCTTCGAAGATAGACTTCTGTTTGTCCTCATCTTGCCAATCTGGGTCAGCTAGTAGACTTGTAAGTCTTGCTGGTTCTGACTCCAGATATCCGACTGTAAACAGTTCTTTGAACTTTTTATCTGAAATTAGATTCTCCATCATATCTTTCTTTTCTACCATACTCTTAGCTGCCTCTATTGAGATCTCTATTTCTCTCTCAACTTGCTCTAATTGTGCTTGATCTGTCATTTCGTTCTTCCTTTGTTGGTTTGTTTTAGGTTTGGTTTGTGTTGAATTATAACACACTTATTGCTTAAAGCCGTCTGTTGACTAATGAATCAACTAGATTTTCTTCTGGAGTGTCCATGCCTGGCAAGACGTTCGGTGGTGTCTTTTGGTAATGATTATTGGCATTGAACACTTTAGGCTTTCCCGAGCCCTTACCTCCTGCTACTGGAGTGGGACTGTGAGAACCAACCAATGGGTTATCTCTGTCTAGGGCTGCAGCGACTTGCTTATCATCTATAGCATTTACTGCACGCTGATTCTCTGATTGTGCATTTCGTTTATGGTCTTGACGTTTACCTACTTCAGCTCTTAGTTCGTTTGTACCATCCTTCTTCTGAACGAAGTCGAGATCTGACATGTCTGCAGTAGATTCAAGAGCTCTTGCTTTAGCCATTTCAGTTTCTGCTTTAGCATTCTTTAGTTTAGTATCAGCTTGATTTTCTGTACCTTTAGCTTGTTCGTTTGCAACTTGTGCTTCAAGTAACTGAGCTTGTAATTCTTTGATCTTCTCTTGCATAGGATCTGGTTCTGGTTTATATTCTTCAATCTGTTTAGCTAGGTCTGGCATCTTCTTGAGTCTAGCAATCTTACCAAGTATAACTGATTGTAAACCAGGATCCATATTTGGTCCGATTGTCTGCAGCATAAATCCAAGGTCTTGTGCTTGCTCTTGATCCACTTCAGGTGTAGAGATTGTCAACTTAACGTCAAACTCTCCAGCTAAAGTGTCTCTTGAGATAGTTACTTCTTCTTCATCTGTAATACGGATGATTTCTTCGTCCTCGAGATTGACTGCATTCATTGCAAGTATTTTTCTACCAACTTCGATG